CCCTTCGCAACCAGCAAATCCTGGAAAGAATATGTCAACGAAAAGAAAAATGGATATGAAAACGGCTCCCCCGAATCTTCATTCACCAAACCTTACTATCGCGACCTCTTCTCCGAAGCACACGCTACCTCACTCGACCCACCTATGGTTGATCGTCGTATGACGAAACGCAACCTATACAACGAAATGTTTTTCATTAACAGAACGAACATCCATCTCATCAAAGACGGAAAGACCACCAACAAAGCAGGTCACGACTTACGCTACTGGCACACAGCATTCGCTAGACAACACCTTGTCAAAGCAGATGACCCAGACAAAGTCCGCCTCGTATTTGGCGCTCCCTCCACGTCACTGATGGCAGAACTCATGTTCATATGGCCATTCCAAGCCCACCTATTATCTTTGGGACCACACAAGTCACCAATGCTCTGGGGCTACGAAACTATCACCGGCGGCTGGTATCGCTTACGCAACCACTTCGCTCAATGGTTTCCCAACTATGGCACTGTTATCAATCTTGATTGGCCCGGCTTTGACCGCAAAGCTAGACACTCAGTCATCAAGGACATTCACTCCCAAGTGCTACGTCCATGTTTCACTTTCGAAAAAGGCTACTGGCCTACGAACGACTACCCAGAAACACCAGAAACCGATCCCTCTCGGCTCGAAAACCTCTGGAACTGGATGACCGACTCAATCTTGACCACCCCCCTCATGCTACCCGACGGCACATTGATTAGATTCACACACTCCGGAATCTTCTCAGGATACTTTCAGACGCAGATTCTTGACTCACTTTACAATACAGTCATGACTCTGACCATCCTCTCCCGAATGGGTTTCGACATCACTCGAATCTCCTTCAAAGTCCAAGGCGATGATATTATCATCCTCCTTATTCAAATGTTCCTCGTTATCGTTACCTCCTTTCTCGCTATGTTTTCACACTATGCTCGAATTTACTTTGGAACCGAAGCTCATCCCGACAAATCAAAAGTTGTCGAAACACTAGACGAAGCTGAAGTCCTCAAATATGGCAACAAAAATGGCATCCCACATCGCCCAGAACTCGAACTGCTAGCGCTACTCCGACACCCTGAACGCTCGTACTCTTACGAAACGCTCATGGCACGCTCAATCGGTATAGCCTACGCTAACTGTGGTTCAAGCGCCCGTGTTTACCAAATATGTGAAGAAATTCACCAATTCTTGGCTAAAATGGATATCACTCCTAACCCTAGTGGTCTCCCTCACGGCATGCGATTCATCAGAGACTACGTTCCATCACACGTCCAAGTGAATACATCACGATTCCCAACCTGGATCGAGACTATCTCACATCTCATGGATAACGAACGTCCTCTTTTGTCCGACAAGTATTGGCCCTCTTCCCATTTCATCGGTATTCCCGGTATGGATTAGAACCATCCTATGTCTTTAAATTTATTCATTAAAATTGAAAATTTCAAAAAAAAAAAAAAAAAAAAA